GACGGTGGCAAGGAAGAGACCGGCTTCTTCGGCATCAACATCCATCGCGGCGGAATCACCCGCACCAACAGCGAAGGCTGCCAGACCCTGCCGCCCGCCCAGTGGCCCGCCTTCATCTCCCTCGTTGAGTCCGAGATGAAAAGGAACAACGCCAAAACCGTCAGCTATGTCCTGACCCATCCACGCAAAGACATCTCCTAACTCGCCACTCGTCACAAGTCACTCGTCACCTCTTAATCTTATGGCCAAAACAATCGGACAACTTACACAAGCAACGACCCTCGCATCCGGCGACGAGTTCGTCATCGAGCAGAGCGGACTGACCAAGCGTGTCGCTGCATCCGTAGTGCGCGGCGGACTGGTCAATGCTGACATTGATGCGGCGGCGGCCATCGCCCACACCAAGCTCGCCAACATCACCGCAGGCCGCGTGCTCCTCGGCAATGCCAGCAACGTGCCGACCGCCACGGAGCTGACTGGGGATGTGACCGTGAGTAATACTGGAGTGACGAGCATTGCGGCCAATGCCGTTGTGACGGCGGACATCGCGGATGCCAATGTCACGGCAGCCAAATTGAGCGGAGCACAAACCGGATCGGCGCCGATCTATGGCTGCCGTGCTTGGGTCAACTTTAACGGAAACAGCGGATCAACGGTAGACGGCGAGTTCCGTTGCACAATTCGTGCAAGCGGTAACGTAAGCAAGGTGGTCCGCAGCGCCACTGGAGATTTTACAGTTCATTTTACAACGGCAATGCCTGACGCCAACTATGCCCCTGTTGCGTCAACAGACTATTCAGATGCGGCAACCGCCAATCGGGCAATGAATCAGTATGTTGACACTGCACCGACCACAGCGTCTTGCAGGTTCATTGTCCAAAACGGACAGGGCGCCAACGAAAATCCTACCGGCGCATACGTTGCATTTTTCGGCTAACCCATGCCTTTAGAAAGCCCCATCCTCCGCGACGGTGACGCCGGATTCGCTGGTTATGCCAGCCGGATCAATCCGGTTACGCTGCCTGCTGGTATGCTCCAGCTCTCGGAGAACATGCGGCTGGATCGCGGTGTGGCGGTGACGCGCAAGGGCGCGAAGCGCATGGCGGATGCCATCAGCGTGGCCAGCTCGCCGCTCACGGTGCCCTTTGTGCTGAACCCTGCGCCCAACGCGCCGGTCGTGCAAAGCACCTATTCCGGCGGCATCTTTGCGGCCAGCGTCTACCGCTCACCCGATCAGGTGCAGAGCGCGGAGATCGTTGTGCTGGCGGGAGGCGACCGTGCTTACACCATCTTGCTGGACGACAACCAATCCTTCGCCGGTGTCTGGGCGGGCGGCTTTCTGGTCACTGACACCGGAGAAGAAATCGTAGACGAGAACGGCGACACCATCGTCATCAGCGTGCTCCCGCAGGAGCTTGCCTACCCGACATCACCGGACGAGGTGATCGAGCCAACCGACATGATTTCCATGACGCAGGCCAACGACCGCCTCTACCTCTTCCGCGAAGCCGATGCCTCGCGTCCTAACTGGGTTGTCAAAAACGTGACCACCGGCGGCATCACCGTGGCGTCCACCACGGCGACCGTCAACCTCACCGGCCACGGCTTCCCTGCCGGTGCCCGCGTGCGCATTGAGGGGAGCAATGTCGCTGCATTTGACGGCGTGGAATACGACATCGCCACGGTCTCAACGAACTCTTTCACAATCACCGTGCCGAGCGGCACCGCGACCGACGCCACGACCAGCGGCCGCACCATCCGCCGCGTGAAGGCGCCGCTTTACTGGGACGGCATCACGACCGCCTTCGTCCGCAGCCCCGCAGGCGTGCCGACCGGAATGTCGGCGACCTTCAAGACCATGCGCTCGACACCTTGGGGCACCTACGTCAACAACCGGCTGGTGCTTCCTGACGGTAAGAACAACGTGCTCATCTCGGACATTCTCGACGCCAATACCTACGATCCTTACTGGCAGTCCTTCCGCGCCGGTGCGGGCAGCAATGACTTCGTTGTCGCGGTCCATCCGTGGGTGGAGAACAGCTTCCTCGTCTTTTGTCGCAAGTCCATCTGGTTGGCCGAGGTCAATCAATTCGCCAGCGTGGACGGCGCCTCTACGGCCATCGACACGGCTCTCAGTAAGCTCACGCTCCTCACCGATGAGGTCGGCTGCGCGGCCCGCCGCTCCATCGCCACGGCTGGGCAGTTTGTCTATTTCCTCAGCGACTCCGGTGTCTACCGCCTCGACAGTCGCCTCGACTTGAAGTTGCGCGGCGACACCAAGCCTCTCTCGGACCCGATTGCTAACCAGCTTGATGATCTTAACGCCACGCTAGTCAAGAACTCGGTCGGGCTTTGGTATAGCAACCGCTACTACCTCGCCGTCCCTCTGGCCGGTGCCGACAGCAACAACGGCGTCTTCCTCTACAATGCGCTGAACGACCAGTGGGAAACCCGCGACATCTACGGATTCGGCGTGGATGACTTCGTCGTCGCCACCCGCGCCAACGAGCGGCGACTGTTCGTCTCCAACAAGGCCGGACGCCTCATGCTCCTCGACGAGATCGAAGAAGGCGACCAGTCGCCGGACGTGCAAGCCGATGTCATCACGCCGGTCCCCGGCCGCATCGTGACGCGCCGCTATGGCATGGGCAACGGCATGATCGGTATGACAACAAAACGCTTCGTCCGCAGCCTCGCCGATGTCGTCTTGCCTAACACCGGATCGGTCACGGTCAAAGCCATCACGATCAACCCCGACGCTACCATAACGCTGGTGCCGGGGCAGACCAACACGTCCGGTCTGGCCGAAGACTACACGCTCAAGCAGCCGATCCGCGCCAAGGCACACTACGCCGAACTGGAATTTCTAACCACGGCGAATCGTCCGGAAATCCGCAACGTCAGCATCGAGGCGGCAGGGCCAAGCAACCCGCCGACCGAAACCCGCAACGCCGCCTAACCTCTCTCAACTCTAAACCCTCAACCCTCAACTACTCAATGGCAACAGTAACAGCATCCTACAACTGGGTCAGCGGCGAGACCGTGACCCCGACCAAGCTCAACACGACCGCCGCGCCGACTGTCGTTGTCGCCGACAATGAAGTCACTACCGCAAAGATTTTGGACGCGAATGTCACCACGGCGAAAATTGCAGACGCCAATGTGACGGCCGCGAAACTCGCCAGCAACGCCGTGGAAACCGCGAAGATAAATTCGGGCGCTGTCACGGGGCCGAAACTTGCAGACGGAATGGTGGTGCAGGTTGCGCGGGCAGAAACATCAACAATCACGCTGGTCAGCAGTGCAAACTCTGCGCACTATTTTGACTACAGCGCGGCTCTGTCTAATGCGCAGGGAATAGAAATTCTGACGCAGGCAATTACGCCGACAAGCGCAACAAACAAAGTGCTCGTCCGCGTTGTGTGCCCATACTCTGGCTCCGGCTCTCTTACGCCTATTGTGGCGGTCTTTCGCGGCTCTGCGACAGCGCCAATAGCAACGGCGTGGGAAAGCATCAGCTCCGCTTTGGTTGGCAATTTGGTATTGGAATGTTCAGACTTACCGGCAACGACCAGCGCCACAACATACAGGGTGCGTATTGGCAGGGGCGGCAGTGCTGGATGGTATAACAATGCGGGGATAGATGGCGCCACGATTATGGGTGGAACGCTTAAAACAACGCTGACCCTCACCGAAATCAAAGCCAGCTAATGACCCCATGGCAAAAGGCAAAAGCATGGTGGGACGAGCACTCAACGCAGGACTTCTGGGAGCTTGTCGGCGAGCACTTGTCGTCCGGCTTAGTCCACGCCACACCGGAAGTCTTTCTTCTGGCCAGCGAGTTGCGGTGGAACGCGGAGGAGAAGTGCTTTGAAAGTGGCGAGCCGAATTGTTGGTTCGTCACTTTGGCTGCTGCTACTGGCCGCGCAAACCCTGTGCGGGAGTGTCTGCGCGTGGCGCCGCATCCGCAGCAATACGCGGCATGGTGCCGACGTGGGAGCTTTGAGCCGCGAGTATACTTGTGGGAAACACTAATTAAGAAAACAGGAGGATAATACTATGGGAGGAAAAGGACCAAGCGCACCCGCGCCGCAGCCAGTGCCAGCGGCACCGGCGCCGATTGACTACGATAAGATGGCCGCCGCGTCGATCCGCGTGGCCAATGCACAGATCGCCGCCGAAGAGGAGTCGATCAAGCGGCTTTATCCGCAATACATCAACATGCAGTTCGGCACCGCCGATCAGCTCGCCGGTAAGCTCGACAACGAATACCTGCAACGCACCCGTGGCGTTGTTGGCGAGGAGCTGCAAGCAGCGTCCGCGCCTAATGCCATCGAGGCGCAGCTTCAGCGGGATGCGGAGTCTGAACTCGCGCTCGGTCGCTCGCTCTCACCGGAGCAGATGCGCGAAGCCTCGCAGTCGGCCCGCGCGGCCTTTGCGGCTCGCGGTCTGGGCACCTCGATGGGTAGCAGCGCGGCGGAAATCCTCAACCGCGATGCCTATGGGCAGCAGCGGCTGGATGCGCGGCGTGGGTTTGCTGCCAACGTCAACCAGATGGATCTGGCGCGCAGGCAGCGGCGGATTGGTCTCGGCGGGATGTATATGGAGATGGACCCATATCGTCAGGCGCTCGGACCCGCCTTTGGCCTCGGCGGCGACACGCTGCGCACCTCGCAGGGTCAGGTGAGTAATATCTTTAACAACTCGCTGGCCCAATCCGGCAACGTGATGACCTTCAACACGAATATGGCCGCCAGCAACCGCAACGCCATCCTCAACAACAATGCCGCCATGCAGGCTGCAGCGATGCAGGCCGGTGCGCAGCAGAATGCGGGCATGATGGGGATGTTTGGCGGGATCGGTAGTGGTATCGCCTCCGGTGCTGGCATGGCTATCGCGGGCGCCTCTTTCTGATGACGCTGAACGACAAGATCGACTACGCGCACACGCTCATCCAGCAGTCGCTAGAAGAGTTTGGCAATCCATGCATCGCCTGCTCGTTTGGCAAGGATAGCATGGTGGTGCTGGACTTGGTGCGGCGGCACCGGGATGGCCTGCCGGTTGTGTTCCACCGCGAGCCTTGGCAGCCGCACAAGTATCGGTTCGCCGATGCGGTGATCCAGCACTACGGACTGCGCGTCTACGATTTCCCGCCCTCGGCCACGATGGTGCAGGACGGCGGGGGCGAGGTGGAGATCGCCGGATACTACCAGATCGGCGCCCGCTACAATATGCTGCCGACCGGCATCCGCGCCCCGAAGGACGGCGAGGACTTTGTCTGCGGACTTGCGGACATCTAC